TTACTGCCAGCATTTCAATACCAACATCACCAGAAGCGTGAACTGCATCTTCTGCCTTACCGAGATTAGTAGCACCAGTTCCCGGTATAACACTGGATACTGCTACAGTACCATCAATGGTAATACTATTGCCGCCATCAGCAATGTTAACATCGTTGGTAATACCAGTTAAAGTACCACCAGTAACGTTTACATCTGCCGACGTACCTGTAAAGTTCAAGGCATTGGTATCATCCGACAACTGCACCCAAATGGTATTGGTTTGTGCATTAGCATTCCTATCCCTTGAAACCAAACCTGGAAAAGAACCATCAGCCATTTTACCCTCCTATTTTACGACGTCGGCATCCATTACGTTTTTACCGACATTCTCCCGTTTTACTTCTAGAAACTTTACTTCTTTTTCCAGCATAAGGACTTTAGCCTCTAAGTCAACAATCTTACCCTTGGTTAAGTCCTCAATGTCCTGCTTGTATCTAACGATACGAGACTTCTTTTCTTGAATCTGTACGTCAAGCCATTTCCTCTCAACTGTCTTATCAGTTGAAACCAACCAATTCTGCGGTACACCTATATCAGCCATTATGTCGGAGCAGCGTATCCAAGCACGCTGGCTTGAAAGTCGGAAGTGGTATCAGGCCCGTGATGGGTAACCTTCACATCAAGAACCGAAGAAGACCCCAACTTAAGAGGCGTAGGGAAATCATAATCCACTGTTCTATCTGTTGTCCTCTTAGTCATCTTCCGAACACTGTCAATATATATATCCCAACGGGCGTTCTCCTCACCCGTACAGATAATCTTAGTAATATATTTAACGCCATTTGAAGGTACGGTTGCGACAGTAGTCAGCGTATTCTGAGATACACTGGTCTGCTCTCCTACAGCAATAACGGCATTATTGGTTGTTATTAAGTCAATAGTAATCTCACCGGACTCAATAGTCCCAATATCCGCTAAACTTGCTACCCTGCCTTCTATAATGACTGGTAATGGCATTATGTGTCTGAGAACATCATCAGGACATCAAACGGCTCATCCTTGGATACGTTCTCTAGCCTTATTTTAACAGGCCCCACAATCGGCGTAGGAGTCAAGTCATTGCTTATGAAGGTACAGGTGATAAACCTTCTTATCTGCACATCTTCATAATCATATATCAGCACATCAAATGTAGTGTCATTGGAAGTGGACTTGACCATAATCTGCCTCAAGATGCGAGGACACATCCGCTTGCCGCTGAACTCTGTCAATGTGCTGTACTCCCACGTACCGGCAGGAGCCCCGGAGGGAGTAGGATTCTGATAGACTCGCTCTAAAAGAATCGGCATTACTCCCCCTTATTGTTCTTCTTTTCGTACTCCGCTATAAAATAATCCCGATCACGATACGGTGATTCCATACTCTTGACCTCATAGAGATCACACACCATATCACGCGATACGGGACCTTGAACATACTCACACGTACTAGGAGCATAGAAGTGATCACACGAAGCACACGCTTCCCTATGCCTGTAGTTCACCTGAGTCTTATCTTTCCTCTCCGGTACTAAAGCCATAGTATCCTCCTATGCTAACAGAACCACTAGAACATCCGTAGCATCAGTCATAGAACTAATCTTCAACCCCTCAACAGGAACTTCATAAAAATCAACGCCGAAGGAATCGTTCTGCACTGCACCAACACCACTCCAGATCATCCTGTCATTACCATCCGTTATTACGACAGCATCGTTTGCACCAGCCACTGGTGTAAAAATCAAGGACTTGACCCTTAATTTATCAGTGGATATGGTACCTGACGTATCTCCTGTTACGTGATAACCGTAAGATGTACTTGAGATAGTCAACGCCATTATTTATCCCTCCTTAGATTCTCTATACTTCTGGGATCCTGAGGATTAAGAGTACGCTGTATGTTTCTATAGCGCTCGATATTCCCCGCATTGCGTTTAACCCAGTTCATATGCTTCCTGACTGCCCCGGGATTCTTACCAGGGAAACGCATTTCATCACGAGTAGGCATACCTGCTCTTAAAGACTCCTCAATCGACTCCGCTTCCTTAGCCATACGATCCTTCTGAACTCCTCTGACCTTAGGTGGCAGCCTATCAGCAATCGCTTGATCCAATCGCTTAATCTCTGCCGTTACTTTAGCGACGTCAATCTGTTCCGCCTTTGTCCCAACCCCATAAGACTCACGTTCCTTCAAAGTCGCCTCTAGTTCTTTCCTCTGGTCAATGATCGCTTCTTTCTCCGATGCACTCAGTATCTCCTTCGGTCGACTCTGTTTTCCTTTGCCTCTAGTCATCTCTTCCTCCTTGTTTGTTTGGTAAGGGAGCGAGAAAGAGATTAACCAAGCCCGCTCCCCTTACCGTTATTCTGCCGGTTTCTCCGCCGACGCTTCCTTTGGCTCTTCCTTTGGAGCCTCTGGTGCTGCTGGCTGTTCTACCGGTTGTTCTTTTTTCTCTTCATCAAACCTCATAGTACCTCCTTATCCGCTGTAGTTTTGGCCTGAGCAAGCAATAGAAGCAGCGATTAAAGCGGCCTCATTGGCCTGATCAGAGAATGCAGTTGCAGCCTTGCAGTGATAGTTACCTGCGAGGATTCCATCACCAAGACCACCTGTGGTATCAATATCATACCCAGAGGTGTTCACAAACACGTTCTCCTGGTAAATGAAATCGTGAGGCGCTGACCCTGCTTTGTGCTCAATACCATTCACATTGTTCTCAAAGTGATTCCTGCGGATGGTATAACTCTGTGGGTTGTTGCTGGCAGTTCCTCTAAACAGGATACCTGCTGCAAAACTCTCAAAGTCACAGCCTTCAATCAGAGTATATGCACCTGCTGCGCACTCAATACCCCAATCATTTCCCCACCAATCTGTAAATCGGCAGTTCTTGATCACGGAGTATCCACCTGTGTATCCACCACCTTCACCAATGAACACCAATGCGGCACCAGAATCAGTACCATCATCATTATAAGCAGATGTGGTATTGCGGGTAACAAACTCGCACCCGATAATAGCACACGGCTTGCTAACGATTACCATTGGACCACTGGTATAAGATGCTGCTGGATATGTTGAGAACTTCTCCGGTTGCATCGGATTGGTTCCATATCCTAAGAACGCTGCTAAACTGGCATTAGATACAATCGTGACACCGGCTTTGTTCACCAGAATAGGCGAAGACGGATTCTCTGTCCCCGGTAATCTGACGATAACATCACCACTGTCATCAACACATTTGTCAATCGCAGCCTGCATCGTTGCCAATGCTGAACTCGGTTTCCTACCGGTATTGGAATCTGCACCGCTTGTAGGGTCTACGTAATAAGTAGTCCCATCGGTCATAACTCCGCCACCAACCGGTGATCCACCGAATTGAAATACTTGGTCTCCAAATGTAGTCATATTTCCTCCGTACGCTTACTCCCTTTCGGTACAGCGTCCATCGTTACGCCAGTAAGCACTGTGGAGGCAAAGACGGTGATTCCGATGATAGCCGCCTTCACCCCTATGGTTAACAACTGTAAACCACTTTGGAGGCAGTTAACATACAACCACCCCCATAGCAGTCTTAGGCTACGTTGTGTCCGTAAATCCAAGTCCAATCGCTAAACCCATATGAATAGCGAACGTAAACTGACCATTTGCTAATATATGTGTCAAAGTCCTTGTCCTTGTTGAACTCAGTTGGAATACGATCAAACCACTTCAGGAACATCTTGGCCATCCGTGAGTCAATCATAAACCAGTTGTTGCTGTCAGATAAATAATCCCACACAAGGATTTTATATTTCCCCTTGCTGAAGTTCGGGTCATTATCCGCAGTACCGAGTTTGCCTGTGGAAGTGATAATCTCCCAGGCAGTCTCTTCTAATGCCGGAGGCACTAAGAGAGTATCACCACGAGCGGTTAACAGATTGTCAGTTTCATCAGTATAGGATCTCATCAAAAGACGAGTCGCTTCTACTGCTGTGGCTGATAATGCTGTAGAACCACTGTTGCTCACCGTTGTCGATGTTCCGACTCTGGTGTGCGCGGTTGAACACAGGGCCAACGCATCACCACCTGCAAATACGCTGGTGTTGAATGCATTGTTAAAGATCTGTGAACCGTGCTTTTCACGCGTTCTCTTTGCCGCTAAAGCAAGGATCATAGGTCTCTTGTTGATAACAGAATACAGGTCGTCATCAACGAGTTTCCTTTCGACCTTCATACCCTTCACCCATTCCTTATGAGTATAGGAAATCCTATACTGTTGCTTAAAATCATCATAAGGAATAGTACCGGTGAACTCTTCCAAGTCACCTATTCCACCGATGCCCAGGTCATACTCTGTTGCCTTATTGGATTTTTCAATCCCGTACAGATTTTGAACCTGACCTTCGGGGAGGGCATACTCATCCATAAAGATCTTTCGCAATCCTGGATCGAGTAAATAACCAAAACCTTCACTGGTAACTATACCCATTGTTGTTCCCTCCTTTGACAGAGGCGGGGGTTAACCCGCCCCTGAAGTTACTCTTATTCTTGTACTCCAAATATATGGTCTTTAAGCATTACTTTGTAGTAAAACCTAGGACCATTGCCACCTTTAACCTTATCCAGGTTGTTTAACCCGTACTGAACAGCAGGTTTCATAACTTCAAGGCCACCATCTTTATCAATGAGGCTCTCTAGAATCCTGATGTTAGTTGCGGCGTCATACTGGCTCTGCATATCGCCAGAACCTACCTGGGTTGCATCTGCGATCAAAGGCAGACTATATTTGTGAGGCGCAGAAATCAAAACG